TAAAATATCTCGGTAAAACAGAAAAAGATCCATATGTTTATAAAGGTTCTGGTATTAGATGGAAACGAGAATTAAAAAAATATGGCAATGATGTTGATACCGAGATATTATTTGAATCTGAAAACATTGAAGAAATTAAAGAAAAAGGTCTTTATTATTCTGAACTGTGGGATATAGTTCATTCAGATGAATGGGCTAACTTTATTGAAGAAAATGGTTCAGGTGGTGATACTTCTGCATATAGAGATTATGAAGCAATGAGCGAAAAAACAAAAGGTATACCTAAAGGACCACAATCAGAAACACATAGGTTAAATAATTCTTTAGGGCATATTGGACAAACACCTTGGAATAAAGGTAAAAAAACTGGCCCTGTTAGTGAAGAGACTAAAAAGAAACATACATTATCTAGAACAGGTAAAAAACGTGGAAAATACACTTTGAAAAAACCGCCTAATGGGTTTGGACATCTTCAAGGTAAAAAAGCTTGTTGTTTATGTTGCCAAAGAGAATTTGATCTTGGTAATCTAGCTAAACATTTAAGGAAAAAAGAAAATGAATCTACCATTTAATTTTGAAGTTGTGAAAGAGATAGGAGATGACGATGATGAATATGTTTATGTTCTTGGGGAAGAGTTTGATTCTGAAGATGATGCAGAGATTAGCCTGTGTACTTTAAGTGCCATTAATTGGGGAAAGATAAAGGATCCAAATGATTTTGAACGTCCTTGTACTCTCGTGGTGCGGGCTTTGGATGAGTTGCTTAGCTATCAGCACTATCCCGTCCTTGCAGCAAAAAACTCCACTATGGCTCGTCGTCCTCTTGGCGTTGGCATTGTCAATCTCGCATATTGGCTTGCTCGTAATGACCTAACATACCAAGGCATTGATACTGAAGGATTAAACCTTATCCATAAGTATGCAGAATCATGGTCTTATTATCTCATTAAGGCTTCTATCGATCTTGCAAAAGAAAAGGGCGCACCAAGCAAATCTAACGAAACCAAGTACTCTCTTGGTATTATGCCCATTGACACCTATAAAAAAGAAGTTGACACATTAGCCGATCCGATGTATTATAAGGACTGGAATAAATTAAGAGAGGATGCAAAGAAATATGGCATACGTAATTCCACGCTCATGGCTCTCATGCCAGCGGAAACCAGTGCTCAGATTTCAAACTCAACCAACGGAATTGAGCCTGTCAGATCTTTGGTATCAGTTAAACAGAGTAAAGATGGCGTTCTTAAACAGGTTGTCCCCGAAGTCAGAAAACTTAAGAGAAAGTACGATCTACTTTGGGACCAAGTTTCCCCAGAAGGATATATTAAGATCGCTAGCGTGTTGCAAAAATTTATCGATCAAGGAATTTCAGTCAATACCTCATACAACCCCAAGTACTACGATGACGAACAAATTCCAATGAGCGTTATGATTCAGCATCTATTGATGTTTTACAAGTATGGTGGTAAGCAGTTGTATTATTTCAATACAAATGATGGTGCTGGTGAAATTGATGTTGGAACACCATTAGCTCTTGGTGAACTTGACGATGAATCCTGTGAATCATGCAAAATTTAATTAACTATATTAAAAATTCAAATTTTACTATTGAATTACATTTTAACCCATTAAAATGGGGGATTTATCATTATATTGAGACTAAATCAGATATGGATCCAGGTCTAATAATTGTTTTTAGATTAGTAGTTGGTCCTATTTGTATTCACTTTTACATAGACGACGGGAGATGGTAAATGAATAAACTCAATCTAACACACGAAAAAATTTTCTACAAGATCGAAAAATCTTTAGAACTAGCTGTTGTTCATGTGAAAACTGAAGATAATCTTGTACCATGTTTGTTTGAGTTTGAGACTAAAAAGCTATATGAGATGCCTGAGGGCTATATGGATTATGATGCTAAGAAGTACTGGAGAAAAGCAGCGTGAGTGTATTTGATTCAACTAACCGTAAAGATCCAACAAAAGTCAAGGCGTTTTTCGACGATCCTGTGACGATTGCTCGTTATGATAAGCAGAAGTATCCATTCCTTGAAAAGCTAACTGAAAAACAGTTGGGCTTCTTTTGGCGTCCAGAAGAAATTGACGTTACACGTGATTCGAAAGATTTTAGAGGACTGACGGTTCATGAGCAGCACATCTTTACCTCCAATCTCAAACGACAAATCCTTCTTGACTCAGTACAGGGGAGGGCTCCAACAGCTGCCTTTGGCCCTATCTGCTCACTTCCTGAACTCGAGAACTGGATCCTTACATGGGCATTCAGCGAATCTATTCACTCACGCAGTTACACTCACATCATTCGGAACGTATACGCTGATCCTTCGATCATCTTTGACGGTATGATGGATATGAAAGAAATTGTAGACTGCGCTGGTGATATCAGCAAGTACTACGATAATCTGATTGATATGAATAATTTTCATGGCTTGAATGGATATAATACAAACGCCAGTTACGAACATAAGAAAGCACTTTGGCTTACTCTTATGTCAGTCAACATTCTTGAGGGCGTTCGTTTCTATGTCAGCTTCGCATGCTCTTGGGCATTTGCTGAATTGAAAAAAATGGAAGGCAATGCTAAGATCATCAAGTTGATTGCTCGTGATGAGAACCTTCATCTTGCTGGCACTCAACAGCTACTAAAGGTATTGCCAACTGACGATCCTGATTTCGCTCGTATCCGTGATGAAACACGTGATGAATGTATCAAGATGTTTAAAGCTGCAGCTGAGCAAGAAAAAGCATGGGCCAAGTATCTATTCCAAGATGGTTCTATGATTGGGCTTAATGAACATCTATTGAATGAATACGTTGAATGGATCTGCAATAAGCGTATGACAGCTGTTGGTCTTTCGCCTATATATAAAAGTAATTCTAATCCATTGCCATGGTCTCAGAAATGGATCAGCGGTTCTGAAGTTCAAGTTGCGCCACAAGAAACGGAAATATCTTCCTACATTGTTGGCGGTGTTAAAAAGGATGTGACAAATGAAAGTTTTAAGAATTTTTCTCTCTAGTTTATTTTTAGTAGCTGCTTCTTATGCTGTTGCAGCTGACCAAGTTCCTCCTCATCCTGTTGCGTCATGCGCCAATCAGATTCCTTATGGTCAGCCAAGTGTAAAGGCTGGTGATACTGTAGTTTGTCGTGCAGCTTATGAACTTGCTTTTAATCCAAACACACATACTCCAGATTGGGTTGCTTGGACTTTAACGCCTGATCATGCTATTGGTTGTGTTGCACGTACTAATGCATTTGCTGCTGACCAGTCGCTACCTGCTTCGGCCAAGCCATCTGACTATGCAGCTTCTGGCTATGACCAAGGCCACCTAGCTAATGACGCTGACATGTCTTGGGATCCACAGGTTGAACATGAGTCATTCCTTATGTCTAACATGAGCCCACAACTTCCTTCTGTTAATCGTGGTACTTGGAAGAACCTAGAATCAGCTTCACGTGCATGGGTTTATTCAACTAAGCATCCGCATACAGAATACGCTGGTAACTTTGGTGGTACAAAAACTATTGGCGCTGATAAGGTTGTTGTTCCTGACTACCTATTTAAAATTGTAACTGATGACGTGACCAAGAAGTCCTATGCTTTCTTGTTCCCACACAAAGATGGTTTGAGTTCTGATTACACTCAGTATCAGGTGACAGTGGCAGATATTGAAAAACTTACTGGTATGACTTTCCCTATTCCCGACTCCAAAACAGTTAAGAATCCTGTGATTACTACTGATCTAAAGACTCTTGCTGATGATAAGAAAAAGCAATGTAAGGAGTAATAAATGAGTACTATCTCTACCATTACAGAAATTTTAGAATCAATTAAACTTACAATTGAAGATGATGATCTTCGTACTGAAGTGTATTATGGTATTTTAGAAGTCCTAGAAGAAAACCATATTGATAATGGTGATCTTGTCGGTATTGATCCAATTCTTGATACTATCATTGAAGACGCCAATGATGATGACGATTGGGACAGTGAAGATGAGGATGAGGATGAAGATTGGGACGAC